AGCAACGCCGCCCGACGTTTGTTGATTACGGCATTGAGATGCGCATCCGTATTGAGCAGGTCGATATAAAGGTTGTACAGGCGCACCCTGTCGGGAAAGTCGATCCGGTCGGCATCGCGGATCGCACGCATGTAGGAGGCGATATCCACACCTCCGATCTGGGGCGCCGTGAGGATGATCGTCGCGGGAGCCTGCCCGGAGCCCACGGTCACCTTCTTGTCTTTCTTTCGGGTCATGGCTTACATGAAATTATGTTGTTTCGGATTGCTCGACACCAGATAAGGCGTCGAGGGACTTTCCCCTTCGGCAACAGAAGCCGAAGGAAGCCCGTCGACACGTATCTGCCCTTTCTGAATTCCTTTCAGCCACTCGACGGCCCGTTCGTAGCGGTCAATGCGTATCTGCGACATGTTGTGCGGATTATGGATGCAGAAGATGTGATACACGGAGATATCAAGGGCGAACATGAGCACGAGCTGGCTGCGTTGTTCTCCGCGTGCTGAGAAGATGCTGTCGCAGTCGTATGCCTGCGACATATAACAGCGCATCTCGTCGATCGCGCGGTCTTCGCAGATCTCGATAACATTCCGGTCCTCGCGAACCAAGGAGTCGAGAATCTCCCGATGCACGGTGGCATCATAGTCGTCGGGGGTGATGAATTCAGCCATGTCAAATCAGGTGTTTGTTGATCAGATAGTCCTTCGCTGCCACGATCGTTACAGGAGCGAGGACGCTTCGTTTGCTGCGTATCATGCGGAAACCGCCTTCGATGCAGTCGGGGCCGTCAGCCGGATAAGAGAGTTTCATCGAAAAGAGTCGGAACTGCTTCACGAGCTCCTGCATGTCGGGATTGTTTTTCTCTGCCTCATTGAATACGAGCTGCCCGGCTCTGTTGAGCGGTTCGAGACTGGCTTCGATGCGTGCGGCCTTGTCACCCTTGATCGCTGTGTCGGGTAGGATCGAGAGATTGATGCCGGTTTCCCGGCGCTTTAGCGCCAGCAGCGGCTTGTACACCTGTTGAAAGAATGGGTCCTGCAGGGAGTTGTTCTCCATGAAACAGTACACTGGAACCTTCATTCCTGCCCCGGCATATTGGAACAAATGGAAATAGGCGCTGATGAAATCGTCGTTCAACCCGCGGAACAATCTTCCTTTGATGACGTACAATACATCGTTGAACATTCCGGTGAGCCATACGGCCTTATACGATCCCCCTGCTGCAGTGCGCCGCTGCGACGGCGCGGGATCCCCATAGATCATCAGGAAGGGAAATCTCGTGAGCGGCGGGACCTTCCCGAAGAACTGGCATTCGAAGATTTTGCCTTCGGCGATAGGTGTATTGAAATATTCGGCCATGGCCGATACGTAGCTCATCTTCGACAGCACGCGTGAGATCATCTCCTCGCTGTTCTTCTCCGGCCATACGGAATGTCCGTCGCGGTAATCTGCGACTCCGTTCGGTCGTTTGGAGTCGACCATCCGCAGGTTTACGATGTCCCAATGGTCCGCCATGGCTCCGGCCCGTTTCACGCAACAGTCTTCGGCGATGATGTTGCCGTTGAACACGACCAGCGTCCCTTCCGAGATGGAACGGGTCGGATAGAGGTCCTTTTCCCACCATGCCCATTTCTTACCGAGAATATCGGGATTCAGACAATCGGGAATAGTGTCGAAATCATCGACGCGCAGCACGTCGGGACGTACGGACTCGTTCTTGACGCCTCGCGGAGTCTCCCCGGCACCTATGGCCATGAATGTTGCGCCGCAGCGGGCCTTGAAGAAGTTTTCCGACCATTTCCCGAGCGTCGGCTGATCTCCGTAGTATTGTTTGATGCGGCGGTTCGCCTCCAGTTCGGCGCGGTAAGGCATCAGCAGACGCACGGCGGCTTCCCGGGTGTTGCTGGCCATCACGAAGAACCGTTTTCGGCGTGTCAGCGCAAGGTAAAGGTCTTCGAACATCCCGATGGTGGATTTCGCCAGCTCGCGGCTCCAACTTCGAACCTCGAACCATTCCGGATGTGCCAGCACGCGGCGCACGGCCCGCACCTGAAAGGGGGCGAAAGGATACTTGGCATACTGGGGAAAGAAAAAGAGGAACCATGTCAGCGGGTCGGATTCCAACTGCATACGGTGCCGTTCGATCTCGGACTGAGTCATGGTCTCGTCGATCGTGGTGGCGTTGTAGACGGATTGTTTGAGCTCATCCCAGTAACGGAGAGCATCGCGGTCGACCTGCTTCATCGTTTCGTCATTTTGGCCTTGATGAAGGCATCGAACAATCGGGTGAACTCCTTGGCCTTCTCCAAATCCACGGGACGTAGGAAGTCGATGAACGAGGCTCCTACTCCCACTATCTCATGGATTCCGGCCTCGGTCTGCAATTTGTTGATCGCCGTTGTCAACTTGACGATCGTGTCGGCTTCCTTGGCGTTGGCATAACGCTCTCCCGTTTCCCGGTTGAGAATCGTAGTGTTTATCTCGATGATCTGCCGGTGCAGGTTGCGAATCTGTTCTTCGGCCGTCATGGAGATCGATGCTTTCAACTCATCCCACTTCTCGGCGGCCATCCAACGGATGATAGTCTGGCGGCTGACGCCCACACGTTCGGCGATCTCGGCCTGCGTGAGGTTTTCACGCAGGTAAAGCGTACGAGCGAATTCTTTCTGCTGTTGTCGGGATATCGCACTCATCTGTCGTCGGATTTTGATGCAAAAATGACATCTAAAAAGGAGGGATTCAAATTGCTGGAACAGCAAACCAATTTTATAATCATATTATTGATTTATAAAGTTTCATCATGTTTTGTCGGTTTGCAAAGCGATGAAATAGCGCTCAATTTTGCGGCAAAATCTAACGTATCATGGAGCACAGAATCGTGGACATCATCGACGGCACCAACGAGTGTTGCATCATGCTCTACGGCGACATTGGGGACTGGGGAAGCATACAGCCCGAGGACATCGTCAAGAAGCTGATGACAGCCGAGAGCGAAGGCCGCCGGATCGACGTGCGTATCAACAGCGTCGGCGGCGAAGTGTACGCCGCGTTGGCGATCTTCAATGCCCTGCGCGCTTCGCGGGCGGACATCACTATTTACATCGACTGCTTGGCAGCCAGCGCTGCCTCTGTGATTGCCGGCTGCGGACGTCGAGTGAAGATCGCCTCGAACGGCCGTCTGATGATCCATTCGGTTCGGGGATATGCTGAAGGAACCGTCGAAGAGATCCGGAACCACGTAGCGGAGATGGAACAACTCGAAGCGATCCTGTGCGACATCTACGCACAGCGAACCGGACAGAGCACCGAACAGATCCGGAACTCCTATTTCGACGGAAAAGACCATTGGCTGACGGCTTCCGAGGCTTTGCGCCTGGGGTTTGTCGACGAGGTATTCGATACTGAAGCTCCGGATGATATGACACCGTCGGGAGTAACTCCCCGGCAGATCTGCGATGCCTATACGCAGCGATATATCAATTCACTCGAAACACAAACTTCAAAAGACAAGACTATGTTCAACAAACTCAAGGCCCGTCCGCGCTTCATTGATTGCGCCGACGAGGCAGCAGCCATTGAGAAAGTGGCCGAACTGGAGAACCAAGCTGCCACAGCGGAGACTCTGCGCGCCGAGCGAGACGCCCTGAAGGAAGAGCGCGACCGGTTGAAAGCCGAAAACGAAGAGTTCATCCGCAGGGAGCAGGAAGCCGAGGATGCAGAGATCCGCAACATGGCCGATGAATATGTTCAGGACGGCCGCATCCCCGCGGATCAGAAGGATAACGCGCTGGCGATGCTGCGGGCCAACAAAGCGACGGCCCGGGCGTACTTCGACTCGCTGAAGCCCAAACGTCGCATCATCGACCGACTCGACAAAGGCGACGGGGTGCAGTCCGATCCCCTCGAGGAGCGCAAAGAAGAGGTCCGCAAACGTCTCGGACGCTGATTCCCCAAAACATCAAATTCATACGATTATGGCACAGAACCCCTCTATTCAAACCAACTACGGCGGTGAGTTTCTGAACCGCCTGCTGACGCTGGTGACCACGGGCAACGAACTGTTCGAGCGCGGACTCATCCATATGGAGCAGAACGTGAGCGACAAATATTCGATCCCGCGCATGCAGCTCTCGAAGATCCTCCAAAAACGCGTCGAACAGCCTACGGAGGCGAACTCGAAAGGTCAATTCACTATCGACGAACGCGTGTTGCAGCCGCAGGACGTAATGGCCTACACCGAGTTCAATCCGCGCTCGTTCGAAAAGTTTTGGAAGCCCTTTCAGCCTACCGGTGAACTGGTTTTCGGAGAGCTCCCGTCCAACGTCCAGGAGCAGATGCTGCTCGAAATCGCCAAGGTCGCCAAGAACGAACTGGGCTACCATTTCATCAACGGCGTGCAGGGCGACGGCGAGGACCAGTTCTTCAACGGCATTCTGACGCGCATTTTCACCGACTCGGAGACAATCAAGGCCACCACGACGTCGACCAAGCAGCTCGGACGCCTGCGTGCCGTATGGGCCAAGGTTCCTGCGGCGATGCGCAACAACCCCAACTTCTGCTTCCTGATGTCGGCCAACGACCTCGATGCCTACGACGATGAAATCACGGATTCGTCGAAAGGCAAAGACCCCACGGCCGTCAATGCGCCCCGGTTCAAGGGCAAGCGCATCGAAGGGTTGGCAAACTGGCCCGACGGAGTGATCGTGGCGACAGTCGCCAGCCTCGACATTGACTCGAACCTCTGGGCCGCCTGCAACCTGGTGTCCGATACCACGGCCATCAAGGTCGACCGTGTGACCAACGCTGGAGAACGGTTCTTCTTCAAGATGCTGATGAAGATCGACACCAACATCGTGTGGGGACAGCTCGCCGTCCTGCTCGACACGCGGACGGTCAAGCTGACGCCCACGACACTCACGGAATTCACCAAAGACGGGGGTACCCAGACCGTGAAAGTCGAAGCATCCTCGGAGGAGTGGTCAGTAACGGCATCCGCGGCGTGGATCACGGCTACCAAGGAGCAGGGACAGTTCAAGGTCGTCGTTCCCGCACAGGAAGAAGAAGGCGAAGCCCGCACCGGATCGGTAACCGTGAAACTCGGTGGGGTGACCAAGAACCTCGAAGTCAAACAGGCAGCCTATTCAGCATAGTTATGAAACCCGCGGATTTTAAACGCCATTACTATCCGGCTATCGAGCGAGTCTGCGCCGAGACGGGGCTGGCTCCCCTGTTCGTGGCGGCGCAGGCCGCGCTCGAGAGCGGATGGGGCGACTCGTCCATCGGCAACAACCTCTTCGGTATCACGGCCGGCGACAAATGGACGGGTAGACGGCAGACCGTACGGACATTCGAATACTTCCCCGACGATCGGCAGGGCGGCAGGTTCAAAAAGGTGTATTCAATCACGCCGCTGCGCGACGGGCGTTTCCGCTACGAAGTAGACCGTGACTTCCGCGACTACGATACCCTCGAGCAGGCCGTTCGCGACCATGCCGCGATCCTCTCGTCCCGCCGCTATCTGCCGGCGATGGATTATAAGAACGATGTGGCGCGTTTCGCCTACGAGATCGCCAAGGCCGGCTACTGCACAGCCGACCCGGCCGAGTATGCCGATCTGATCTCGTCGATTGCCCGCACGCTCGAACGAGTGTAAAGACCTTTTCAACGATTCAACGATGGATAACTTCTGGATGCAAATACTGGCATTTGCCCTTCCGGGCGGATTCCTCGGCAGCGTCTTCACCTGGATCTTTTCCCGCCGCAAACGGAACAACGACTTCCTCCGGGAACTGCAGGATTCGATCAACCTGCTGTCGAACGAAAACAAGGAGATTCTCAAGGAGAACGTCCTGCTGCGTAGGGAGAACGTCGACCTCAAGGCCAACCAGGAAGAGATGCTCGTGCGCATCGACCGATTGACCAAGGAGGTCGAACGCCTCCGGAAAGCCATCGGGAAAAAGACCGGTTATGAAGACAAGACGACTTCTGCCGCTCGCCGCGCTTCTGCTGGAGGCGTGCGCTCCGACGAAGCAAACGATCCGCGGCAGGACGGAGTTTCGAACAGACTCCGCACGGAGCATACACGTCGCAGAGCGAATTGCCGACATGCAGACGACACAAACGGCGACGACCCTGCAGCAGACAGAGTACTCGATTCTACGCTCGGTACGGACGGAACCGGTGCCGCAGCGGACGGCCCGGGTGAACTTGACGGAAGAGAACCTCCGTAGGCTTCCTGACGGGGCATCGTTCACGGCACGCGACGGACAGCTGACTCTCGAAGCACGCCGTGACGGAGATACCCTCCGTCTGTTGGCCCGTTGTGATTCGCTGTCCCGCCGTACGGAATATTTCGAAGCGACGGCTGCACGGCAGTCCGAACGGATCGACTCCCTCGAAAGACGGCTTTCGGAGGCTCGACAAGCCTACGACTTGCTCGCCGAGATCGCTTTTTCGGACCATACACGCACCTCGGAAGAGCGGACCCGTACGTCTTCGCACCAGGGTTGGTGGTTCGCATTCGGACTCGCGGCAGGCTGCTTGGGTGGATGGTGGGCCCGCAAAACAAACCTATTCGAAAAACTTTTTAAAATATTCTGATTATGTCTAAACGATCTGTAATTCAACGTAACGATGGCTACCTGATGCTGCTCGACGCCGTCTATTTCAATGGCAAGCGTATCGGCAACATTTCCGAAGAAGGCCTCGACTGGAGCGGCGAGGATGCCCAGACTGTCGAGCTGTGGGCCGCGCAGATCCGTACCAATCCTGTCCTGGACATCGAAACGCGTGCCGCGACGAACGAAATCACCGGAAAGATGATCGAGATGGTCCCCCAGAACTGCGTGGATCTGATGGGCGGGAAGGTCGTCGGTGAGGAGTGGCAGATGCCCGCCAATTCGATGCGTGTCGAGGGTGACGTACGTATTCTGGTCGGCACGGGCAAAACCGTAAAACTCAAGCGTGTATCGCTGCGCGCTTCGAAGATCCGCGGCGGACTGGGCGGTGAAAACGTGCTGGGCATCGAATTCGGACTGAAAGTCCTGGCGCCGAAGGACGGATCTTCTCCCGGTTCAATTCTGCCTACGGAGCCGTTCATCGAGGCCGAACCGACATCGCTCACTTTCGAACAGGCCGGCGGGAGCAAGACCGTCGACATCGAGGCATCCGGACCGTTCTCCGTGGGAGCCGTTCCCGAAGGATTCTCGGTAGAGATTGTCAACGGGCGTGTCACGGTGATCGCCGAGACCAACGACGGGGAATCTCCCCGTTCCGGAAGTCTGGAGTTCATTCTGGAGGCTGATCCCGAAACGAAGGCTACCGTGTCGCTCTCGCAGCCCAACGTTTAGGCCATGAAACGCAATGTCGAACTGGAGGCGGCGGAAGCCCTGCTCGATGTGGGGATTTCGCTGCCTCTTTTCCGTATCCGGATGCCTTGGGGCAAGGGGTGGACATGGAGGGTGGTCATGCGCCGGCCCTGCCTGGGGTCGCAGATGCGTATCGCACGCCAGTTCCTGAAGCTCGGCATCACCTCCCAGCAGGTGGAACGGTTCACCGATGATCAGGAGCGAGCCTTCTTTGTCGAACACCTCCGCGAGCTCTCGATGATGGTGGCCTTCGCCGTCTGCAGGAGCTATCTCTCGGGGCTGATCCTCGCTCCGGTCGTAGCCTGGCTGATCCGATGGAAAGTGCCTCCCGAATATCTGGTCGAGGCGCAACGCTGGTTCAAGAAGCTGCGCAGCACCCGGGATTTTACAGATATTATCGCCTCGGCCGAAACAATCAATCCGTTTCGGCCCGCCGCGAGCCAAAAAAGTCCGATAAGCGGGAGTTAAGAGCCGTTCAGGAAGGCTCCCATAGCCCGTTCGGAATCATCTGGCAGATCGCTTCGGCAACAGGATGGTCCGTGCATTACATCCTGTGGCGGGTGAACTTCCAGACACTCACTCTGATGCTGGCCGATGCGCCGCACTACGAACTCTCCGACGACAAGCAGGCCGGAGGGATGACAACCGAACAGATCTTTCAATCGAAGTTGAAGTTATGAAACCCGTCGAGATCGAATTTCTCGTGAAGAACAATACCCGCCAGGGACTCACCGGAGTCTCCGGCGGGATTGACGGCGTGGAGAAGGATGCTGCGGCCGCGCAGAAGCGTATCCAGGCGCTCGAAGCGGAGATCGCGCGGCTGCACAAGGTCATGGCTACGACTCCGAAGGTGGATCAGACGGAGGACATCCGGCAGATCGAGACGTTGCAGCGGCAGCTTCGGGAGTTGCAGGCCACAGCGAAGAAGACCGACCTGATGCCCGTGAATGCTTCGGCCGTTCAGCGCACCTACAACGGGTTGAACGTGTCGATCCAGCAGATGGCCCGGGAACTGCCGTCGCTGGCCATGGGCCCGCAGATGTTCTTCATGGCCATCTCGAACAACCTGCCGATCTTTACCGACGAGTTGGCCCGGGCCCGCAAGGAGTATGACCTGCTCACGGCGAGCGGTCAGAAGGCCACACCCGTATGGAAGCAGGTGATCTCGTCGATCGGATCCTTCCAGACCCTGCTGGCCGTGGGTATTACCCTGGCCGTCGTCTACGGCAAGCAGATCGGGAACTTCGTGTCGAGCCTGTTCCGGGGAAAGAGCGCCTTCGATGCGGCGGCACGCTCGGCCGAAGCATTTCATGCGACGATGCTCGAAGGCCGCAGGAATGCCCAAAGCGAGGTCGTCAAGCTGAATCTGTTGTATCGGGCGGCGACGGACAATGCCCGGGCCATGAATGAACGGCTCGAAGCGACGAAAAGGCTCAAGAACGAATATCCCGATTATTTCAAGAATCTTTCGGACGAGCAGATCATGGTCGGGAAAGCCGGCGATGCCTACAAGTCGCTCGTTGCAAATATCTATGAATACGCCAAAGCCCAGGCGGCATTCAAGGGTATGGTCGACTTGGAGCAGCAGGGACAGATGTTCGATACGACGGCAAACATCGATCAATACAAAAAGGCCTACGACAAATACCTCAAAGCCCAGGAAGATGTTGCAGCCAAACGCAAGATCTATGAGACGACTCCCTGGGCGCAGCGGGGAAATGCCTCGGAGCCTTATCGGAATCTGACCTGGGCGGAGACGCTGTTGCTGAACGCCCGCAGAGAGATGGAGGAGCTGCAGAAGCGGATCTTCGAGGAGGTCAAGAAGTATGATGGAGGTGAGGAGATCATTGACGAGATCAAGGAGCGTTTTGACGGCAACCTCGGTGCGTTCCTGCAGTTCATAGCCGAGCAGCGGACCAAGCTGGCAACCATAGCGGAGAAGGCCCAGTTGAAAGACAACCCGACCGGCTCGTCAGGCAGTGGGAAGAAACAGCCCGGGGATGCGGATTCCGTAGACCAACTTGTCGAGCAATACCAGGCTGCCATATTGAGGCAGCAGCAGGAGCTCAGCGAACAGTCGGTTGCGGCGATGCAGGAGGGGGCCGACAAGGAACGGGCGCAGATCCGGCTTGAATACGAAAAGAAACGACAGCTGTACGAAGAGGAGGAACGTAAGATGCTCACGCTTATCAAGAAACTGCGGGCATCGGGTGCCGACGTAGATCCGGGAGCAGAGAAACAGACGATGGCGTTTTCGGCCGCAGCCACAGCCTCCGCAGCACAACTCCGGGACAAGCAGCTGGCAGAGGTAGACAAGAAGGAGGAGGCGACCTACGAGAGGCTGCTCCAGAAATATGAAACCTACCAGCAAGGCCGTCTGCGCCTGGCCGAGAAATACAATAATGATATTCGGCGTTTGAAAGACTCGATGGTGTCTTCGCGTCTGGAGGTGCTGAGAGAACAAATGACTGACTATTTCTCGGGGAATGTGAACTTATTATCCCGGCCGATAATTGATGCTGCGAGGTTGGTAGAAAAGGGATGGAAGGATGCTGGAGAGGGTATCGCCACTGTTTTTAGTTCCCAGTTCGGTATTGAGGATTCCTCCGGAAAACAACGGGAGATTCTTGTGACTCCGATCTTGCCGAATGGGGACGTTCTATCGGAAGATGAACTGACTTCATACATTGACAATACGCTGAATGGCGCCGAAGACATTTTGAAAGCTGACACGATGGGGATTGTTATTGCTGTAGATGTAGATCCCGATGGATCAGCCGGTGAAAAACTTCATCAATTACAGGAAGCATTCTACGACCTCAAACAAAAAAAGGAAGAGGGAACTGGTTTCGATGCTGTAACCTCAGAAGCAATTAAAAGTGCTACACAGGCCCGAGACAAGGCACTCGATGAGTTCGACGTGAAGTTCGCCTCGCAATTCCCGCAGTTCGAGGCATGGGCGAATCGTATCGTTTCAGCCTCGGTCGAGAAGTTGAAGACGTTGCTGGTCGAAGCCCAAGCGGAACTGGAGTCTCTGGAAAGCGATCCCGCGTCCGATAGCAATGCCGTAGCTGTCGCCCGGGCCAAGGTGGTGGAGTTGAAATCCAAACTGGAGAAATACGGAAATAAAGATCCGCTTTCTCCCGACGACCAGTCGATCAAGAAGTGGCAGGATCTTCAGGAGGTACTACGCGACGCGAGCAATGAGTTTAAGCAAATCGGCAACCAAGTGGAAGGCACGGGCGGAGAGATCCTCCAACTGGCCGGACAAGTGTCAACCTCGATTGTGACAATGATCGGAGGAATCAAGTTCATGGCGACGAGCGCCGGGAATGAACTTACGAAAATCGAAAAGGCCTCGGTGGTGCTGACAATCATTGCAGCTGCCGTGCAGGTCATTACGGCTGTTGTCGGGTTGTTCAGCGACCAGGAGAGCACCATGGAGCGGAATCTGCGCCTGGCCCGGGAGTTCAACGAGGAGCTGCGCATCATGAAGGAGCGATCGAAGATCAATTCGGACACCTACGACTCGATCTTCGGAGATCGGCTCTACGATCGTTACAGGCAGAATGTTGAGGTCGTGCGGACTGCCCTGGACGGGTTGAGCGAAACGCAGGAGCAGATCATGACCCGCGGCAAAGAGGTCTTCGAGTCGTTCAGCAAAGGCTCCACGGGTCTGGCTAACCTCGATAAGGTGGCCAAGACTTGGGAAACGGTTGCCGACTCGGTCTACAACATGCAGGTGCAGACCCGCCACTCGACCTGGTTTCGTTCGGCCAAATACAAGTCGCTGGGAAGCCTTGTTCCGGAGCTGTTCGACGACGGGGAGCTCAACATGGAGGCGCTCAAAGAGTTCGTCGAGAACGGTGGAGATACCTTCAAGCATCTGTCGGATGCAAACCGGGAGCTGCTGCAGTCTCTGGTCGACGACTGGGAAACTTACGAGGAAGCCATCGGTGCGGTAAACGATTATCTACAGGACATATTCGGCGACTTGGGGAATACACTGACCGATGCCTTGGTCGATGCGTTCGAGAACGGTACGGATGCGGCCGACTCGTTCGTGGAGAGCGTAGGACAGGCCATGCGGAAGCTGGCCAAGGACATGATCTATTCGAACACCGTCGGGCAGGCTTTCGAGGATGCCCAGCGGCGTTTCGACGAGATCAACCGGGAGAACGGCCTGTCGGATGAGGAGCGATTCGCAAAATGGTCGGAAGTCATGCAGCAGCTGGTCTCCGATGCCATGGGGCAGCAGGATGACTTCAACAGGTTATGGGCCGAGTTCCGCCGTATCGCGGCCGAAGCCGGACTCTCCATCGACGACATACAGGGAACAACCCAGAGCGGCAAGGCCGGAGCGGTAAATACCGTAACGCAGGAGGCCTTCTCGCGCGTCGAGGGCCTTGTTACATCGATACAGATCCATGAGGCGAATGTGGATAAGGCCGTCGAGGAGGGGATCGTCCCGGTACTCGGCAGATCGCTCGAAGCGCTGAACAGGATAAGAATCAATACCGATACGCTGCCGCTGATGTATGAGATGCTCGCGAAGTTCGACCGTGAGGGCATAAAAGTGAAATGATATGGAAGAGGTGCTTGCAGGGCTGTTCCTGATCAACGGGACAGACATATATACGCAGTATGGAGCTTTCCTTGCGGAGGAAAAGGAGGACGGCAATGTCAACTACGACTCGCTGCTTCAGTTCCCCGACCTCAAGGAACAGCCGAAGGTATTGCTCCAGGATGAGGACGGGGAACGGACACCCGACATGGTATTCCAGGCATATGAGGCACGCAACATTACGCTGCAGTTCGCCATCGCGGCCCCCGACGCCCGGGCGTTCCTCACCCGTTACTTCGCCTTCATGCGGTTTCTGAAGGAGGGCGACGACGGGTGGCTGACACTCCGCCTGACAGATGTCGGGCTGCAGTTTCGGGTCTACCTGGTCTCCTCGCCCGGCTATTCACAGCTCGTGCCCTTTGGCCGAGGTGAAGTGGCAGCCTTATTTTCGGTGAAGTTCCATGAACCGCAGCCGACCTTCGAACTTGCCGCACAAACCGATGAATAACGTTCAAACACCTTTCGAATGAAACTCGAGATCTATTCGAAAGACGGACAGCACAAGTTGACCGTCGCCCCCGAGATCAGCAATGCCGAGTCACTCGGCATTCAGGAAGAGAGCACCCTGGCGCTCTCCTTCACCGGCTTTGCGTGCATACCGCTCGAAGTCTACGACTATGCGGAGTTCCAGGGACGGCACTACTGGGTAACCGAACGTTATGTCCCGAAGATGAATGCCCGCAAGGAGTGGGCCTATTCGGTCAATCTGCAGGGTGTCGAGGGGCTGGCTGCCCAGACGTTGATGGTCAATCCGTCGGACGACGACAACCCGGTGCTGACCCTCACGGCACCAGCCCGTGAGCACGCGGCGCTGATCGTGGCGAACCTGAATCGAAAGATGGGGACGACCGAATGGAAGGTCGGCGAGGTGGTTGTTTCGGAGTACATCGACATCGAGTACACGGGCAAATATGCCTCCGATGCCCTTTCCGAACTATCCGAGGCGGCCGGGACGGAGTGGTGGTTCGACGGCATGACCCTCAATATCTCGCGCTGCGAGTTCGGCGAGCCCATCCCGCTGTCGTACGGTAACGGACTGATAGGCGGCATTTCGCGCACTACGGCCGACGGTGTGAAGTTCTTCACGCGGCTCTTCCCGGTGGGTTCCTCGCGCAATATCGATCCCGACTATTACGGCCATGCCCGCCTGCAGTTGCCCGGCGGGGTGAAATATGTCGAGCAGGACACCAGGCTCGGCATCATCGAGCACTACGAGCAGGCAGCTTTCGAGGATATCTTCCCCCGGCGCGTCGGACAGGTCGGCACGGTACGCCATGAAGAGGCGATGGGCGATGACGGCGATCCCTTTACGATCTGGTATTTCACCGACCCCGACATCCCGTTCGATCCGAATCAATACGAGATCGGCGGGCTGGTCAAGCGGGTGACTTTCCAGTCGGGCGAGTTGCGCGGCCGCGAGTTCGAGGTGAACTACGACACGGAGAAAAAGGAGTTCGAGATCATCACACAGTGGCCCTATGACGACGATCTGCAACTGCCGTCCGAGCCGTTGATCCCGGCACCGGGCGACGAGTACATCCTCTGGAACATCCGGATGCCCGAAAGCTATTACCCGGCCGCCGAGCAGGAGTACAAGGAGGCTGTGGACCGGTTCATGGCCGACAATCGCAAGGATGTCTCCGTCTGGCAAGCATCGACCGACTTCACGGTCATCGAACGCCGGGCTCTCGACCTGCAGCCCGGGCAACGGATCCGACTGGAATCAGCCGAAGCATTTCCCGATACGGGATTCCGCGAGACCCGCATCGTGTCGATCTCACGCTCGGTTGTCCGGCCTGGGAGCATGACACTCAAGATGAGCGACGTACTCTCAACCGGCCGCATCAGCCGTATCGAGAGCAACATCGCCTCGGTTGAGCGGTTGACGAAACAGGTGTCGTCGGAGTTTCCGGATATCATTCGCTCTTGGGAAGAGACCCCGGCAAGCGATACGACCCTTTATTCATCGCGTAAAAGCGAGCGGGAATTCCTTAATAAACGACGTGGAGGAACGGTTGAAGCTGATGTAATTTTCGACAAAGACATCACGATAGGCGGTTCGGTTGTCTCCAAAGACTTCCGTCAGGGGGATTTCTCCGGGTCGGGATTCGGCGCCTACCGCGATGGGAACGGCAACGCCGTGCTGGAGGCGGACATCCTGAAAATCCGTAAGGAAGCCATCTTCAACGAGGCGGTCATCAATCAGGTGACGTTCCGTGTCGGCGCCACGGTCTTCTCCAACGGCGGCTGTGAGATCACGCGCGTCGAGGAGCTGGAAACGGCATTCCGCTGCTACTACGACAACAAGGAAGGGAAGCGCTACAGCGGTCTCACGGCCGGCGACCAGGTGCGGTGTCAGCGATACGATCCCACGCAGCACACGATCATAAAATACTACTGGCGGCTCGTCACGGCCGTCGGGGAGGATTACGTCGAGTTGTCGAAGAGCGACGCGGACGGATCCGCCTCTCCCGAGGCGGGCGACGAGATCGCGCAGTTCGGCAACCGCAGCGACATAACGCGTCAGTCAGCCATCGTCATCAACCCGCTCGACGGCGGATCGGTCGAGGTGTATGCCCATATCGACGCCTATTCGCTCTCGGAGAAGAACTACGTCGGCATGGGCGTGAATCCCCAGACGGGCGAAGCGTACATGTATGCCTACGGAGACATGTTCTTCGGCGACCGCGACCTCGCCGACCCGAAGTCCTCCTGGATCACCTACCAGAAGAAGGAGGGCGAGGAGCGCCGCAGGTTGCGCATCAAGGCCGACGTCACGTTCGGGGCCGATTCGTCCGGGCTGGGAAACCTCTCCGAGTTCAAGGCCCAACAACAGCAGATCGACGACGCCCGGAAGGAGGCCGAGGAGGCGAAGAAGGAAGTCGGGAACATTCAGTTTTCCGCCGTAAACATTGTAGACAATTCGAAAAGCGTGACGGTCACGGCACCGGACGGGAACAACTACATATACAAAGGTCTTTTAACGACCGAAGACGTGCGAGCCGGGGAACAGTTCGCTCTATCTGTCGGAAACATCGGGATTCTTGCCGGGGCGCCCACGAAATTCACTTTCGTCCTCGCCAATATCGAGGACACCCATACATGGCTGACGAGCGCGGCAGAACTCACTGCGGACAATCGTAACGCCGTATTCTCCGTATTTGAAGACGTTGTCCCGCAAAAAGCATTTCTGCTGATTTATGCCGGACCAGCGGGTGCCACATCCGGAAATATCGTCCGATTCGATGAGATCATGCTCGTCCGGGGAAACAAACCCGCATTGTCGTGGTCTCCTTCCATCGCAGATCAGCAGAAGTACACGGACGACAAAGTGAACGGTATACAGATCGGCGGAGTGAATCTCCTGAATGATTCCCGGTCGATAACCATCGGAAGCTGGTGGATCAAATACAGCGTCGATTCCGGCGCGACGATCGTCAATGAGAAATTCGACGGATACGACTGTCTCGTCGTTAAAAACAAGGCCGTCGGATATGTATCGGGCGTCTTTCATAATTCTTCGGGCATTATCGAAAAAGACGGATATTATGCGGCTTCCGTATATATCCATGTCAATAAGCCCTGTTCGGTGATATTCGGCGTCGAACAATCCGACAAATACCAGTACGATCTCCCGGCCGAAGAAACGAACAGATGGATACGTGTGCAGGCCATACAGAAGTCTATCAGGAATGACGCAGCATTCATTTTCTATATCCGTCCGTCGGAAGAAGGAACTGTCGCCGCATTCAGAATGGCGAAGGTCGAAACAGGAAACAAGGTGACGGCCTGGACGCCTTCGATCGCCGATCAGGAAGAAGCCATAGACGCCGCACAGCAGACCGCCGACAATGCCGCCGCAGGGGTCGATTCGCTCAAGAACTTCACCGACGAGGCATTCGCCGACGGTGTCGTGGACCGCGCCGAGGCGGCCGCCATCGGGAAATACACGAACTCGGTGAACGAAACCCGGAAGGCTGCGGATGCCGCCTATGCGGAGATATACGGCAACCCGCTGCTGGGCGGCACGGCGAAGTCGAACTTGCAGGCTGCGAAGAGCGCCTTCGACACCGCCGCAGCCGATCTGCTCGCCGCGATCGCCACGGCGGCTGACGACGGCATCGCATCCCCCGGGGAGCAGGCCGACGTAGACGCGAAGTACACCCTATTCAACAACGCCTACGGGACTTTCGGGACACGCTTGGAGGAGGCGAACAAATACATGCTCACGGCCGTGAACACCGCCTCGCAGGGAGCTTTGCAGCTCTCGCAGGAGTTACAGGGGGTCGTGAACAACATCAATGAGACGATCCTCCCCGACCTGCAAGCCCAGATCGACGGGTCGATCGTCTCGTGGGGCGGCGAAGAGGTCCCGACGCTCTCGAACTATCCGGCGAACCAATGGACCTCGGACACCGAGCGCAAACGGCATATCGGAGACTACTACGACCGCAAGACCACGGTCGATGGCCAGGCGGCCTACGAGCGCTACAAGTTCACCTTCGAGAACAACGCCTACCAATGGGTGCGCATCGCAGACAGCGGAGGCGCCGCAGCCATCGCCACGGCACGCGAGGCCCTCGGGCTGGCCGGGACAAAGGCGCGGATATTCTTCGGGGCGACGACACCCGCCGTGCCCTACTCGGTGAACGACGTATGGTTCCGCTCGTCCGGGTCCGGGGCAGCGCTCGAAACGACCGTCTATATATCCAATGCCGACAAGGGGCAGCAGGAAACCGCGTCGGCCGCAGACTGGCAGCTGGTGGACGACAGCCAGGTGCGGCTGCGGCAGATGTCCTCCGACGGCGTGATCTCGCGCGAGGAGAAGGCATCCCTGCGAAACCGCCTCGCGCAGATTCAGAAGGCATATACCTCCTATCAGAACGACGCCGCGACATACAGCGTGTCGATAGCCGACCTTGCGGCGGCATACTCCGCACTCGTGAATTTCCTTACGGGCACCGTGGCCGTGAACAACGACACGGACACGACGCTATCGGCCGAACAGCGATCCGCCTACAATGCCGCGTTCGCGGCCTACGATGCCGAGGTGAGCAGGTTCTCGAACCTCGTGGCCGATGCGATCTCGCAGGGAAAGGTGGATAATATACAAGTAGGCGGAGTGAATCTCCTGAATGATTCTGAAACGCTGCAATCATGGGACAAAAACACCTCATATACCAATGTAGCATTTGAAGAATATCAAGGATACAAGTCCGCAGTTATAACAAATTCAGTCGGAACATATGCAGGACTATTTCAGTACGTATCCGGCTTGAACGTTGGAGATGAATACATGATGTCAGTATGGGTTTTTGCCGAGCAACCCATTACTATACATTGCGGATTACAACTTTATGAATACTCCATTTCAGAAAATGAAGTTGGTAAATGGATTAGAATCTCCCATGCACAAAAAGCGCCTTCGGCATCAAAAGCATTTCTATGCACTGCGAGCCTTACCGATGCTTCTCATAAGATAGCATTCCGCATGGCGCAACTGGAAGCGGGAAACAAAGTGACAGCATGGTCTCCCTCTATCGCCGACCAAGAGAAGTACACGGACGACAAAGTGGACGGCATACAGATCGGAAGTGTGAACCTGGTAGATAATTCGAAAAGCATGACGAGCACGGCCCTGGAGGGAGACAAATTTAATTACGTGCACGAACATTTTCCCATAAACGGAGGTGTGCGGGCCGGGGAACAGCTCGCCTTGTCTGTCGGAAATATCGAGATTATTGCCGGATCGCCCACGAAATTCACCACGGTAATCACCGGGGAGGATAAGAATATATGGCTGACGGACAGAGCAGAGCTCTCTGCGGACAATCGTAACATCATATTCTCCGTACACGAGGATGTTATCGCACAAAAAGCGCTTCTGCTGATTTATGCCGGGCCGGCGGGCGCCACATCCGGAAATATCGTCCGATTCGATGAGATCATGCTCGTCCGGGGAAACAGGCCCGCATTGTCGTGGTCGCCGTCCATCGCAGACCAGGAGAAGTACGCCGACGAGACCGCCGGAGAAGCTGTGAACGGCATGGAGACCCTGATCGACGCCTCGAAGCTCGATCAGAACACGTACTATCCCGTGACGATCAAGTTGAACGGCATCGCCCGGTCGAAAATCACGGTCCGCGTGAATCTGAGCGACACGCAGCCCGGAAAACCCGCATGGTCTACATACAAAGAGAATCGGTTTTCATGCCAGGCGGTATGGTACAACAACGGAAACTCATGGGGATCAAACTACGACAAACGAGTGGTCGAGGAGTATCAGCACAGATATGCGGACGGCAGACCCATCGGCTCCGTCGGACAGATGACGAATTCCTCGAACGAATACATATATGTCCGGGGCGGCGGCATATACCGATTCTTCACGACGAATGCCGGGACACCCGTACTGCACACCGAAGCTTATACGGTCGATGAGCAGACCGTAGATCTCAAAACGTCCGTCGAACCGCTCGTATCCCTTCAGGAACAGGCAAACAACACGCAGCAGGAGGCCGAGACCACCCGCCAGGCGATAGCCGACATGAACGACGACACGATCTTCGACGTCTCGGAAAAACAGTCCATTCGGACACAGTGGGAAAACATTTCGGGGTATGCCCGCACGGATGTGTCACTGGATTCGCTGTCGGCGACGAACGGATCGTACTATCGGGTGCGCGACATGGCCAAAGCGGCGGGAATCAGCACGGCCGGATTGCTCGCGGCGGTAAACAGCCTCCGGGTGAAGCTCAACGACTATGCGCTCTACACCGCATCGAACACCCCGGGATTCGACCGCGCCGGACTGGCCGTATTGTTCACGGCGTATTACGCGCAGGAGATCGACGTGCTCAACGCCGTAAGCCAGAAGTACACCGACGGAAAGGTGGCCGACATCGAGACCACGATGCAGGATTACGACTACCTCAAGCTCGTATTCCCGAACAATACCGTGGACAACAACGGTGTGTTCCTCTCGCGGCTGATGGCCGTGAAGAACGGAACGTCGGCATCCGCGGCGGTAGTGGCCGGATTATACGGAGGAGGCGTAGATTCGCTCAACAATGCCGGATTCAAGGACACAACGCACGGGATTCTCATGATGTTCGCTGGCGCTACCAGCATTCAGAACGTGGCGGCAGCGAAAACACGCATATACGGGGACGGAACACTATACACGAGCAAATTGGTCGCACAAGCCGGAACGATTGCGGGCTTCACGATCGGGACCGGATACATCGGATCGCAAAATTTGACAGGGTCCGAATATTTCTACCTGTCTCCGAGCGTCATAAAAAACGGAAAGAAGGATACGTATGCGATGATCGGCGACATAATATATAAGAATAGGAAAGTGGCGGCCGCCCTATACAACCACTACGGATCGACGGGTATAGGGCTCATCGTCGATATGGGGGATAACTCCCATGCCGCGATATATGTCCCCAATGGAACATTCTCCGGATTCCGCCCCATGTCCAGATCGTACGACAACGGGACATACACGCTGAAGGGCGACGAAGAAGAGACCGTGTTTTTCGTCAATACGTCGAAAGGAAGCACGACATTCTATCTGCCCTCGAATCCGCAGCCGGACCAACGATACGAGATTCGGAAGCTCCACAGCGGCAACAGCATTATCATCAATGCGCAAAACAACGGAGACATCTACGTGACGGGAAGCAACAACCCCAGTTCGCAAATATCGTGGACCGGGCGACGATGCGTGACCATTCAGTACAGCAAAAATCTCGATGCTTGGGTAATGTGGTTCAGCTACGAAGCATAAACGAACATTCAATCATACAGACTATGAACAAGACACAGATCGACTTCACGAAGTTCAGGCTCTACACGGGAATATCCCGAAAGGAAACACGCCCGTTCGACGTCCGCGAGGAGCTGGCCAACTCGCTTTACCTCGCGGGACGAGGAATCCGTATGCACGACCTCGCGATGCGCATATACCGTTCCGACGGGCCCGTGGAACTCGACGACGCGGATGTGCGACTGCTCAGGGAGTTCGCACAGACCCTCTCGCCGGCATTCATCGACAGCCTCGATCAGAACTTATGCACTGAGACCGAGGCCGGGAAATAGGCTCTTACCTTAAAATCATAACATTATGAAAAAGACACTTATCATCATTGCAATCGTCGCGGCGATCTGCCTGCTGCTCATCGGAAAAACCGCCATCCCCTTCATCCTCGGAATGGTTGCCGGGGTAATAGGAACCGTGTACGGACCTATCTGTTGGAGTTGGTTGCAGGAACGATTCCGCAAATAACGTCTTTAGGGGGCAGGCGTAAAAAAGCCCCCGGCCTGTTAGCAAGTCCTCTTACCTACGTACTAACACAAAGGCGCCTAACCGCACGACCGGGGGAATACCCTCAATCGCGGTTAGGCGTTTTTTTCGTGCTATAAACCTTGCACGTAGGTAAGAGTACACAAAAGTACAAAATTTTAGAGAAAAGTATACTATGAGAACCCCAATTTCCTACTATGGTGGCAAGCAGACGATGCTCAAGCACATCCTGCCTCTGATTCCGTCGCATAAGATTTACACCGAGGCGTTTTGCGGCGGTGCGGCCGTCCTATTCGCCAAACGGCCTGCTGAGGCAGAAATCATCAACGACATCAACATGGAGCTGACGAACTTCTATTGGTGCGCGCAGGTCTATTATTCCGATCTCAAACGCGAGATCGACAAGACGCTGCACAGCCGTGACTTGCACGCTCACGCCGGGCATATCAACTCCTATCCACAGTTCTTCACTCCTGTCGAGCGGGCGTGGGCAGTATGGGCGCTCTGCAAGATGTCGTTCGCGTCGATGATGGACGGAACGTTCGGGTACGACTTCAGCGGCACGATGACCAAGAAGCTACGCAACGCGAAGGATGAGTTTACGGAGCAACTTTGCAGGCGGCTGGAGCGCGTAACCATTGAGAATCGCAACGCACTTGACGTGATTAGCTGTTACGATGCCCCCAATGCTTTTCATTTCGTTGATCCGCCCTATGTGAACTCCGACTGCGGCCACTACGAAGACACGTTCAACGAGCGGAATATGGAGCAGCTTCTGCAACTGCTCGAAACCGTCAAGGGAAAGTTCATGCTCACGATGTTTCCGTTTGATATGATCGACCGGTACGCCCAAAAGAACGGATGGGTGATCCACCGTGTCGAGCGAACGATCAGCGCCTCGAAGTTGAGTCGCCGCAGACAGGAGGAGTGGATGGTTTGTAACTACGAGGAGCGGGCACAGGCATCTCTATTCGAGGGGAGTATATTAGGTGAGTGA